GGATAATTGTCTAGAATTTTCCTCCAGTTGATTTCAGGACCCATTTTGATAGGAATCTCAATACTGTCGTTAGTGGCTGTGACATGCTCATACTTGTCTAGAATTTGTACTTGACCGTTGACAACTAATATGCCAAATCCTCCAAGACTAATCTTTGACATATTAATTAGATTACCACCAGAAGAAAGATTGCCACTATTAGAAGATTGGTTACTGCCTTGAGGAAATAATTCATTGCCAAACTCTAATTGAATATCCTGCAATGATGGATTTTCTATACCCTGCGTAATGCTGGCAATAATGTTGGTCACTATGCCCAACTGTTTGACTTTGACTGGCGGGCTGATGTATATAGGTGCTTCTAAGGTTAGAGTAGCAATGTCAATATTCGATGCAGTGCCTACTGGGATACTTCTATTGCTAAATGTCAACTGTGTGAGATCCACAGTGCTTAGACTAGTCCAATCAATATAGTTGTCAGTAGTTTGAATATCCAAACTGGGATTAAACAACACCAGTATCTGTTCTAAAATTTGCAATTTTTGATCAGTGCTGCTGCTCCAAATATCTACCTTGAAACTGGCTTTGTAAGGTGTTGGCATCAGCCTTTCTACAGTGTACTGGTGCCCTTGACTGCTGGTATATTCTCCTGTAGCCGAATCATATTCGCGTTCTCTAATATGTAATTTTCCCACATAACTTGAATCAGACAATCTCGAACGATCTAGTTGTAGGTCATTTAGATATACGGCCATACGTGGCGCGGCAGCCAGTTTGTTCTCACTGTTGTCACCTAATAGGCTGGCAATCTGACGATCAGTGTCACCGTACAGTACTGGCACTCTGACCAATGTTCCATCACCGTACTTTACACTGAAGTTGCTGAGCAGTCTGATAATTTGTGTAATATATCGTCTAATTTGACCATCATAAAAATGTTGCATTATAAATCTGCCTTAGGTTTAAGTGCTTTAGATAAACTAGAACGTTGATTGTCTGCAGTGGAATATAAAGTCCATTCGATACGTTGTCCCACAGCAATAGGTTCAAATATCTTTATAGATATAAATCCTGATTGATTTTGTATAACCACACTGTCCTGCGGAACTATGTTGCGATCAAGGATAACCTTGGCACCATATGCACTATTGTAAGCAGTTCGTGTGGTAATTACCCCGGTGGTTCTGTTGAATGCACTGGTTTCGTCAGCAAGAACAAATGTATTAGTAACACCTGCTACAAATATATCGCTAGTGAGTTTGTCAAAAAACGCCTTGTCAGTGTTGTTGATAAAACTAGTTTTCTGAGTTTGACGAGTGTCGGTATTGGTCAATGTATGACGTTGCATGTCTTCGTATTTGACCCATCTGTTGCCAGTGAATCTAAACAGTCGATTTGGCAAGAAATCTGTACGAAGGAAAAAATCGCCTTCGAACGGGTTGGCTTGGAAACTGATACCGTGACCAAAATTTACTCCGTTAGGAGCAACCCCGTCTTCGACCATGTAACCACTATAACCTTCTCTATCAGGACGTTCTGCAATTCTACTGGTATCTAGATTGGTCATAGATGCATCTAAGTTAGATTCATCTATAGTTTGTAATCGTGGATTGCCATCGTCATCTACTGCCAACGTGTAGAATTGTCTAGTTTCAAATCCACTTTTAGGAGCATCTGCCTCTGCTTGTGCAATCACTGCGTCATTGATTTCTAAATCTTTGGCTTTGGTGCTCAGTATGTCTTGTAAAGTATTACCAGAATACACAGCCCATGCAGCATCATTAGGTGGCGTCAGCACAGTGCCATTAGGACTGTTGAATCCAGATTTCACTTGATACAATACACCATCTAATCTCACAATTTGACCAGTGAAATATTCTGTAGCGGCAACGTGATCGCCTACAAATTTATCATAGTCTTCACCTACAGGTTTTGTCAACACATCAGCAAATTGCTGACTGTCAATTATTTTCTTTATTTTTAATCTGTAGAGATGAGGATACCAAGTTTGACTAAACCCTTCACTAGCACGGCCAACATCTTCTATGGCATAATATCTTGGCAAACTTACATCGAACCCGTTGAGAGCAAATTCGTCTTTCAAATGTGGCAATTCAACAACATCTCCACTGAGTGGTTTTCTACCAACAATTTTAATCCAGTCATTGATATGTACCACCAACATGATCAGATCAGTGTCAATGAATATGCCAAACTGACTGAGATTAAAATCAATGTTTTGCACTTGATAATGACCACGGCATCTATAAATGTCCGGATCATATTTGCGATCTCGATTCTCTAACAACAACAAATCTTGTATATTTGTTGGAGATAGATTGTCATACTGCGGTTGATCAGCAGTAGCATTGGCATCTGTGGGATTTTTAGGCCCCAGATATTTGTGAATATACAAGTCCGTACCGCCAATCTGAAACATTTCAGAAACTTGTCGATCAATGAATTTGTAGTCGTTGCCTTTTTCGGGCCGATATAAACTGAGTCTTGGCATAATACATATTTAGCGGGCATAAATATACTTGGAGAATCAAATGTCTGAAAATAGCAACTTAGAAGAACGTCAAAAAGTCTATGATTACATACGAGCCATGCTGGGTGAAGGTATGGTAGATGTCGAACTTGATCCAATACATTATGAAACTGCTGTTGATCGTGCGCTGACACGGTTTAGACAACGTAGCCCTAATGCAGTTGAAGAAAGTTACAGTTTTTTAGAATTTGTCATTGAACAAAATGAATACAGATTACCCGACGAAATTATCGAAGTAAGACAGTTGTTTAGACGCAGTATCGGCAGCAGGTCTGGATCAGGAAGTGGCGGCACACTGTTTGAACCCTTTAACATGGCTTATACCAACACGTACTTGCTCAGCGGTAATATGTTGGGCGGCCTATTGACATACGAACTGTTTTCACAATATCAAGAACTGGTAGGGCGCATGTTTGGTAGTTTTATTGAATATCACTACAATCCCAATACTCACATATTACGTGTGTTGCAACGTCCTTTTGCATCAGGCGAAATAATCTTAATGCGAACCTATAATTATCGTCCAGACTGGGCATTGTTAACAGACCTGTATGCCAAGCAGTGGCTAAAAGACTACAGTTTAGCAGTGGCCAAGATCATACTGGGCGAAGCACGTAGTAAGTTTGCTCAAATTGCCGGGCCAGGTGGCGCAGGTGGCCTCAATGGTGCAGACCTCAAGTCAGCAGGCAAAGAAGAAATGGCAGCATTGGATAAAGAATTGGAAACATTGATTTCCGGTGGCACTGGCTATACATTCATTATAGGTTGACACAGCCAACAATTTTCTATAAAATATACTATCTCAGGAGATAATATGATTATAGGAATCTGCGGTTTTATCGGTCACGGCAAAGATACTGTTGCTGACTATCTAGTAAATTTTCACGGATTTAGAAGAGAAAGTTTTGCCAATACATTGAAAGATGCTGTGGCTGCTGTGTTTGGGTGGGACCGTACAATGTTAGAAGGACGTACGGCACAGGCCCGTGAATGGCGAGAACAAGTTGATCCTTGGTGGAGTCAACGTCTAGATATGCCTAATCTAACACCCCGCTGGGTGTTACAATACTGGGGTACAGAAGTGTGTAGAAAAGGCTTTCATGACGACATATGGATTGCCAGCGTAGAAAACAAGTTGCGCAACTCGCGAGACAACATTGTAATTTCAGATTGTCGTTTCCCTAACGAACTGCTGTCTTTAAAACGTGCAGGCGGCGCTATTGCTTGGGTACAAAGAGGTGCTTTACCCGAATGGTATCAGGATGCTGTCAGTGCTAATCAAGGCAACAACATAGGTATCAATGCTATGAAAATGCGTAAAATACATGCCAGTGAGTGGGCTTGGATTGGCAATGACTTTGATCATATTTTAGATAACAACGGCAATATTGATGATCTGTATGGCCAGATCAAAAATCTGGTGACAGGTCTCCCTGTTTCCAAACAGTTCCCTCTTTGTGCAGAACACGCTGACAGTTTGCACACACTGTCTTGAGATTGGCGTTTCTACTGTTGTTTAAATTGCCGTCTACGTGAAATACATTGAATTGTTCTCGATGCTTGCTTTTGAATCCGCATTTATCGCACACTGATTTCATACGATATCCGTCTTGATACCATTTGGGCACACCCTTGCCAATTCCGCCATATCGCAAGCAAGTCTCACATTGGCTGCGATAGTATATTCTGTTGTTTTTTCTATAGTTAATGGCTGCGGGTCTTAGTCCGCATTTACATAAGGGTCTGTTCATCTAGTATTTATTGCCCTTTTTGACCCCTTTTCTCCTGATATTATCGCCCTGATTTATATGTCTTTGGGTAAATAAAACTAGCAATACTCTTAGGAGAGATACAACATGGCATTATCATCACCCGGCGTACAAGTTAGCGTCATTGACGAAAGTTTTTACACACCCAGCGAACCAGGTACCGTTCCGCTGATAGTTGTGGCCACAGCGGCCAACAAACAAAATGGAGCAGGCACAGGCATTGCAACAGGTACACTAGCATCAAGTGCTGACACATTGTATTTGATGACCAGTCAACGCGATCTATCTGACACATTCGGGGACGCAATTTTTAAGACTGACGCAAGTAATAATCCAATTCATGGCGGAGAACAAAATGAATACGGTCTACAAGCAGCCTACAGTTATTTAGGCGTCAGCAACAGAGCATTTGTACTACGTGCAAATGTTGATCTATCACAATTAGATGCTACCGCAACTGCTCCAAGTGCTAATCCAGCAAACGGAACATGGTGGTTAGACACCAGCAATACCAAGTGGGGTATTTTTGAATGGAACAGCGATGCTGCCACAGTTGGCGGTAACGGACAAAAGTTTATCAACAAAGTTCCATTGGTTATTACAGACACAACTAAAGTTGTAGACTTTGCTGGTCAAGACTACACCCCCAAGGGATCTGTCGGTGCAGTAGGTTCATATGCTGTGGTAGCAGTGACTACAACATTGGCAACATACTACAAAAATCGCAGCGGCATTTGGGTACAAGTTGGTTCTCCAGAGTGGGCACAAAGTTGGCCAACTATTGCCGGAACAGCAACAGTATCTGGAACAGTATCTGGAACAATTATTTTCACAGTTGATTTTGAAGCACTGCCAACAATCACACTGGCTGGATCAACACTCGCGGGGGTAGCAGCGGCTATCAATACTAGCACATACAATAATGCCGGTGTGTATGCCGCAGTGGTTAACAACAAGTTAGAAATTTATTCAAATAATGCATTAAGTGATGACAGTCAAGATAGTACTATTGCCAACACCATTACTATCAGCGGAACAGCATTGACAACACTTGGTATTACTGCTGGCAATTACTTAGTTCCTAGACTGTCAATTCAACCACACACTACAGTACCCGAATACAAGCGTTCAGACAGTCCATCTACAGTGATTGGTCGTCCAACAGGTTCTGTGTGGGTTAAAACAACAACCCCCAATCTTGGTGCTAACTTAGTAACAAAACGTTATAACAGTGCAACAGACGCTTGGGAAACAGTGGCAGCACCATTGTATGCCAACGGTGCAGCAGCATTGGCTGCTTTAGATCCCACAGGCGGCGGCGCAAATCTTGCAGTTGGTGCATTATACAGTAAATTCAATATTGAAGAAGATTTTGGTTTAGATCTTACACCAAGACTGGCTACATTTAAATTGTTTAGAAGAAATGCTATTGGTGCCACAACTATTACTAGTGCAGCAGTAACCGCATCTACATTTACAGCCGGTATTAATCGGTTTGTTGTTGCAGAAAGTCTAGTTGGCGACGATGCTTATAGCAGCGATGTAACAGTTACATTTACGGCTAATGCAAATATAGATGATGCAGATGATTTTGCCAATGCTGTTAATGCAGCAGGTTTAATCAATGTCACAGCCAGTGTAGACAGTTCAAATAGAATTGTTATCACTCATGCTACCGGCGGAGATATCTTAATTGGTGAAGGTACTAATGCTCCTTTCGGCAGTATTTTTAATCCGGGCGGTGTAACTCCGACGGCCAACTTGTATGTTGCAGCCACAGGAGATGTTACACATGATTATGTTGCAACTCAGTGGAGAGCATTGTCATTTGAAGCCAGCCCAACAGAAGTTACTGCATTAGCAGAAGATCAACAGTTATGGTACAATTCTATTGTTGACGAAGTTGATATTATGATCAACGACGGAACAAATTGGGTAGGATATGAAAATTATCCTGGTTACAGCGGAACAGATCCTGCCGGACCAATTGTCAGTGCCAGTGAGCCAACTACACAAAATGACGGCACAACAGCATTGGTCAACGGTGATCTGTGGATCGACACCAGCGACATTGACAACTACCCAGTAATTTACAAATTCAACAGTTCTTTACCTGCTAACAATCAGTGGGTGTTGATCGATAAAACTGATCAAAGCAGTGAAGATGGAGTGTTGTTTGCTGATGCTCGTTACGGTACAAGCGGCGGTACAGCAACAGTTGCTCCTAGCGGAACAATTGCAGACCTGTTAACCAGTGACTATGTAGACCCTGACTGCCCACAGCCTGCATTGTATCCGAAGGGTATGTTGTTGTGGAATCTACGTCGAAGTGGATTCAACGTTAAGAAATTTGTACGTAATTATATTGATTTGGCAGCATACAACACGCTAGTTGGCGGTGCACCTGGTCAATACATGAGTGCTTACTATCCACATCGTTGGGTCAGCGAAGCAGCAAACCAAGTAGACGGTTCCGGTACATTTGGCCGCAAGGCACAACGTGCAGTGGTTATCCAAGGCCTACAGGCAGTGGTCAACAGCAATCAAACTGTACGTGACAGCGACAGTCGTGTGTTTAACTTAATTGCTTGCCCTGGTTATCCAGAATTGATCGGCGAATTGATCACACTGAACTACGATCGTGGATTGACTGCCTTTGTAGTGGCTGACACACCAGCACGTTTGAACAGCAGTGCTACCAGTTTGTTAGCATGGGGCAACAATGACAACGGCTCAGCACAAGACGACGACCTAGGTGCAGTAAGTTTCGATGAGTATGCAGCAATGTATTACCCATGGGGCTTCAGCAGCGACAACTTTGGTAACAACATTGTTGTACCACCAAGCCATATGATGTTGAGAACTATTAGTTTGAACGATCAAGTGGCATATCCTTGGTTTGCACCAGCAGGTACACGTCGAGGCGGCATTACTAACGCAACATCAGTGGGTTATATCACTGGTGAAGGCGAATTTGAAACAGTGGCATTGAATGAAGGTCAACGTGATACGTTGGCAAGCATCAAAGTAAATCCGTTGACATTCTTGTCAGGTGCAGGATTAGTAGCATTTGGTCAGTATACTCGTGCTAGAAATGCCAGCGCATTAGACAGAGTCAACGTAGCACGTTTGATTGTATATCTACGTAGACAGTTGAACCTATTGGCTAAGCCGTATCTATTTGAACCAAATGACAAGGCTACTAGAGCAGAAATTAAAAATGCCTGCGAAAGTTTGATGTTGGAACTGGTAGGACAACGTGCGTTATATGACTTCTTGGTTGTGTGTGACGAAAGTAACAATACTCCAGCAAGAATTGATCGCAACGAATTGTATGTAGACATTGCTATTGAACCAGTCAAAGCAGTAGAATTTATCTATATTCCACTGCGTATCAAGAATACTGGCGAAATATCAGGTTTATAAAATAGATAAATAATACGACGGAGATAACATATGTCAGTATCAACACTTTCAAGATTTTCAGTACCATTAGGCGGCGCCAATACCAATGCAACTATGTTGCATCCAAAGTTAAAATATAGATTCCGAGTGAATTTTGAAAACTTTGGTACTGGCGCTGGTGGTGATGCTTTTGAACTTACAAAACAAGTGGTCAGTTTTGCTCGACCAACAATACAGTTTGAAGCAATCGAACTGCCAACATATAACTCAAGAATCTATGTTGCAGGTCGTCATGCATGGCAAACTGTTCAATGCACATTACGAGATGATTCTACCGGTGTAGTGAGTAAAAAGATTGGCAGTCAAGTTCAGAAACAGTTTGACTTTTTTGAAATGTCAAGTGCTGCATCTGGCGTAGATTACAAGTTTACTACCAGTTTTGAAATGCTTGACGGCGGTAATGGCGGTAACGAAGCAATTATCCTTGAAAGATGGGAATTGTATGGTTGCTACATTGAAAACGTCAACTATCAAGAAATGAACTATGGCACTAACGAAGCAATGACAATTCAGATGACACTGAAATTTGACAATGCTGTACAGACTGGTGCAGCCAGTTCGGGTATTGGTGTTCAGGGAATTTATGCAAGAACCAATGGTGCTATTGCCACAGGTGGCGGCGCTGCTGCGTAATATTACTAGCAACAGAAAAGGTCGATTTTATCGGCCTTTTTTTACGACATAAATAATATTATGGCAAACAAAGTAAATGGATTTTTCACCAACACCACATCGACCAATCTTCGTGATGCACGGCATGCAGCAAGAACATTTTCTGATGACACATTTCGACTGGCGCCAAAACATAAACACCTCTTTCATGTCAATCTTCAAATAAATCCACTGGCATATGCACTGCCGTCGATGCTGTTGCAAAATCCTAACGAAATTAATCTGTTGGTAAAAAATGCAACATTGCCTGGATTTAATATTAATGTTGAAACGGTTAATCAGTACAATAGAATAAAACAAGTACAGACTAAACAGACGTTTCAACCGGTGACTTTAAAATTTCATGATGACAACTATGGCACCATGCACAGGATGTGGCAAAATTACTATTCCTATTATTATGCAACACCGGGCACTGCTTTTGCCATAGGCAGTTATGCAAGAAATGCTATGAAAAATGAAATAGCCAACAGTTACAAATATGGTTTAGACAACGGCAGCACCAAACCGTTTTTTAAAAATATTGTTTTGTATCAAATGGCCAAACAACAGTACGTAAGTTACACCATGGTAAATCCTATCATCAAATCATTTGCATTTGACACAGTAGATTATGGATCAGGCCAACCGCAAGAGATTACAATGACTTTGGAATACGAAGGATTGTATTTTGGCAACGGCCGAGTAACAGATGGCGATCCATTAGGTTTTGCTATACAACACTATGACAAAACTCCTAGTCCCACTAAAATTGGTCCAGGGTTGCCGTTGGAGCAAGTTGGCGACAAAAAGTTTTACCAACCTCCCGCAGAAGCCTATGCAAATGCACTGAAAACAATCAACAGTTACCAGAATGCCAAGACCACTACGCAACGTGGACTTGATGCAGAAGGACAACGTATTATAAATCGTACATTGACTAATACCATCGGAAATGCCACAGTAGACACTGAACTACAACGTAGTGGAGGATTGAATAAAATTGTGATACCTCAATCTGCTGCTATCACGGCCAGTACCAAAGCAACCCCAAGGAATTTAGCATGAGCAGTTTACCAGGATCCACAACAGTGATCAACGACAGCAGTGGTGCTGTAAAAACTTTCTTTGACAATTACTTTTTATCGCAGATATCGTTTGCCGCAAGCGAAATAGATGCAGTAGTTGGATTTTTTACAAAACGCGGATTTGAGATTGATGCTGCAAGATCCACTGCTGTCAGTATTTTAACACAGGCTAAATTTGAAAATGTCAAACCATTTGCTGTAATAGACACACTAAAAGGTTTAACAGATGTACAACTCAGCAGAGTAGTTGCTGAAGTGTTGAATAACAATAGACAGGCTACCAGCGCATTGGGATACAGTCTACCGTTTACACAACAAAATTTCGAAGCAAGAAATATAAAGCCATGAGTAGATTTGCTCGAGGTAAATTTGTTCCAACACGACCAGCCAAATATGTTGGTAACAAAAGTCCCACATATCGCAGTTCGTGGGAATGGGCATTTATGAGATTTTGCGACAACAACGACAACATCTTAAAATGGGCCAGTGAAGCCGTACAAATTCCGTATAGAGATCCACTAACCAATCGCAACACTGTATACATCCCTGATTTTTTTATTCAATACATTGACAAGGATGGTCGAATGCTAACTGAGTTGATAGAAGTTAAGCCAGCTAATCAAACACTGTTGGAAAAAGTTGGCCGCAATAAGAATAATCAAATGCAGTATGTAAAAAATCAAGCCAAGTGGCAAGCCGCACAGGCATGGTGCAAAAGTCAAGGCATAAAGTTTCGTGTGCTGAACGAAACAGACTTATTCGCCAATGGCACTAGAAAACGATAAGTAAGAGTATGAAAAAACTTGAAGAAATTCTCAATCTCCCAGAAAATAAAAAAGAGGTTAAGAAAACACAAAAAGAAAATCTACCAGTAGAATCCACCGCTATGTTGCGAGACATCAGCGAATTTGATAAGATATCAGCAGCATTGCCAGTGGTCAAAGGCCTAGGTGATGTTGGCGACAAAGAATTAGATGATTTAGCACAACGTGCTACTGATGCCTATGATGATTTGATGGATTTAGGCATGAATGTAGAAGCACGATACAGTGGTCGTATTTTTGAAGTTGCTGGTACTATGTTGAAAAATGCAATTGATGCCAAGTCTGCAAAATTAGATAAAAAACTAAAAATGATAGAACTGCAACTTAAGAAGCAACAAATTGATCAAAAAGCAGGGCAAGAAGACACTGCTATTCAAGGACAGGGCGTGATTATTACAGATCGCAACAGTCTTATTGAAAAACTAAAGAGTATGAAATAAATATAGTACTAGGAATTTACCATGAAATCTTTTCAAGAACATCTTACAGAAAGTAAAAAGACTTATCCCTTTACTGTAAAACTATGCGGGGCACTGCCCGAGTCTGCTGACAAACAGATGAAAAGTGCTATGAACAAATATGTTGTGAATAAACTGTCAAAAGGTAAAACAACACCAATTCAATCTAATCCATTGGATTTTCCAGGACAACAAAATTCTGAAGTGCATGTATTTGAAGTTGACTTGGCATATCCCACAACCAGTGCTGTGTTAACAGAATTGCTGGCTGATAAATTATCAGTCAGTGCATCAAGAATACGAGTGAGAACTCCAGGTGAAATGGCTGAAATTGCACTGAACTTGCAATACAACGAACCCACTAACGAAAGTATGTTAGACAAAGACTACGAAGTCGACACTAGCGGTCAAGAGTTAGTTGGACAAAAACGTGTGGTTAATTTCTTAAAAGAACTTGGCAAAAATCCAGCCGAATACACACAGGTCAAAGATGCTAACGAACAACTGTTGGCAAAAACAGCACCTAAAGAAACAGCAAAAAACATGGACGAACTAAAATCTAGTGCAAGTCCTTTGGGGTCAACTCAAAACAAGATCCCTGGCCCTAAAGGAAAATAAAATGAACTTCAGCGAATTATACAAAAAAATTGCAGAATTAGACAATCGTCCAATGACCGAAAGCGACACATTAGAATCATGTGGTTCGCCCATGGGATCGTCACCTATTGCTCAACAAGACACAGTTTCGGTAAGTGTCAATATGAATGGCAGTGGCGCAGGTGGTATTCGTGACTTGATGGCTATTTTGAAAAATATTGAAGACACCGACGGCGACATGCCAGATATGCCGCATATGGATATTTCATCTCCTGGGGATATGGAGTTAGACGTTATGGATCCTACAGACATGCCGGGCGCTGACGATGACGAAGATTCTTTAGATCAAATCATGCGTCTATCAGGTAAGCCTACAATGTTACCTGGCAATGACGGGTTAGATGACGCAGACAAACCCAAAGAAGCATTTGCCAACGAACCCGATGAAAACTACAGCGACATCAGTGCATTAACACATGACAACGCTGGTGGTCTTAATGCACCACACAAACAGTATAAAAAAGAATATCCTGGCGATAATCCCATGGCAGAGAGCGTGAAAAATAGATTACTAAACAAATATCAATCATACAAATAATATTACTATTATGATTCAAAGCGGGCATGAGCCCGCTTTGTTATTTGTAAATACACTATGTCATCAAAATCACTAGACGGCGTTTTAGTTAAACGTGCTCACAAAAAAGAAACCTTTACTGAGAAACAGGTCAATGAACTATTGAAATGTGCTGACCCGGATACCGGGTATCATTATTTTTGTGAAAACTTTTTCTATATCCAACACCCAGTCAAAGGCAAGATGTTGTTTGAGCCATTTGGTTTTCAAACACGATTGTTGGACGCCTATCACAATTATAGATTTACTGTTAATATGTTGCCCAGGCAGATGGGTAAAACCACCTGTGCCAGCGCATATTTGTTGTGGTTTGCAATGTTTAGTCCGGATCAAACCATATTGATTGCCGCACACAAATACACAGGTTCTCAAGAAATTATGCAACGTGTTCGTTACGCCTACGAACTGTGTCCAGACCACATACGGTGTGGAGTCACTAACTACAACAAAGGCAGTATAGAATTTGACAACGGATCACGTATTGTGTCAACTACCACAACTGGCAATACTGGTCGAGGCATGTCGATATCGTTATTGTACTGTGATGAGTTTGCATTCGTGGAGCCCAACATTGCCGAAGAGTTTTGGACTTCTATATCTCCCACACTGGCCACTGGTGGTCGTGCAATTATCACTTCAACACCAAATAGTGACGAAGACGAATTCAGTAGAATTTGGAAAGAATCTAACAACAAGTTTGACTCTTTTGGCAACGAACGTCCTGACGGACTAGGCAGCAATGGATTTAGTCCTTTTACCTGTCATTGGGACGAACACCCAGATCGTGACGATGCATGGGCTGCACAAGAAAAAGGACGAATAGGCGAAGAACGTTTCCGTCGAGAATACAATTGTGAATTCTTGATCTTTGACGAAACATTGATCAACAGCATGTGTCTTGCAGAACTAACTGGAACAAATCCCATAATGAACATGGGACAAGCACGTTGGTTTAAGAAACCTAAATCTGGCAATATATATGTGATCAGTTTAGACCCTAGTCTAGGTACCGGTGGTGACTATGCTGCTATTGAAGTTATTGAATTGCCAAGTTTTGATCAAGTGGCAGAATGGCATCACAATGAAACTCCTATACAAGGTCAAATACGGATTTTGAAAGACATGTTGAATTATATCAAAGAATCTATAAGTGATTCTAATATGAATGATATATATTGGAGTATTGAAAACAACACCATCGGCGAAGCAGGACTGGTTGTGATTAAAGACCTAGGCGAAGATCAATTTCCAGGACTGTTTGTCAGCGAACCCATGCGTAAAGGACATGTTCGTAAATTCCGTAAAGGATTCAACACCACACACAAGACCAAAATTGCAGCCTGTGCAAGATTAAAGCATCTAGTGGAAAGTCAAACACTTAAAATAGCCAGTAAGCCGTTTATTAGTGAATTGAAATCATACATTGCCCAAGGTGTCAGTTTCAAAGCTAAAAGTGGTGAACACGATGACTTGGTATCAAGTATGTTGTTAAACGTGCGCATGATACAGGTACTAGCAGACTGGGACCCCAGAGTATACGAACGAATCAGCGTGAAAGATTCATGGGAAGACAACGATTTCGAGCCGCCAATGCCGATATTCGTTTCTAGTACGTTATGATAAATATGAAATATGGAAACTAATCTAAATCGAGTGGCCGAAGACTTGTTCGATAAAATCGAAGGTTTTCCCAACATTGTCTTAAAAGACCAAAACAATCAACCGATTCCTCCCAGCATGGAAGATCAGATTGAAAATGCTAGAATTTTCAATTTTAACTTTGTTGCTAATGGAGTCAATTTAGGACCCGTGACTGTCACTATTAGTGATAGTGAAGGACTGCAAATTAAAACCTATAACGACCCAGTTGAGGGCAAACCTGAAGAAACGCAAGATTCATGGTATGCTTTTATTGCAGGTCTAAGCGAATTTGCCACTGAACATGTGATTAAATTCAAAGGTCCTAAAATTGTTACGCAAAAAATAACAGCAAAGTCTGAAGTCGGAGAAAGCAAAATGACAGAGTCAAAACTAGTTGGCACCAGTAAAACAAGTTATCAAGATCTTGGCGAGGCAACACTGATTGTCAAACACAGTAAGCCAATTAATTACAATGCTGCCAACGGCAGAACACAACATATCGAACGCATATACATTGAAAATGCTATGGGAGAACGATTTTGTTATCCCTTCAAGCATCTAAATGGTGCTCGTGCTATGGCCACGCATATTATTGCGGGCGGCACACCTTATGATGACATTGGACAACATGTTATTGGATTATCTGAAGAACTTAACAAACTAAGAATGTTTAAAGGTTACGTTACCCGTAGTCCAATGGTAGCAGAAGCCATGGGTGCTGTTACTGACAAAGTTTTTAACAGGATTGAAGGTATTAAAAAAGAATTGCATCATTTGCAAAGTAAAAATTATTATGCAGAGTGGTCTGAAGGATTTAGCAAGACAGAAGCAAAGATCATTCCAGAAGACATGGCTGCAGAATGGATTGATAGATTGACTATCAAAACATTTAATGAAGATTTAAAAACAGTGTTTCCTTATTTGCTTAACATTATAGAAGAATCAGATTTACCCACAGTGGAATTAGACGCCGAAGCATTGTTAAACAGTTTTGCACAAGTGCAAGAATTAGCAGAACCAGCACGTGATATACAAGAACTTGTAGATTTAGAAAATTTTGTAGATACACTAATAAAAGAAGATATCGATGACGGTATTTTCAGTACAGATCCAGAACAACGCACAGCAGCCATTGAAAAATTAAATGAGTTGATTAGAGAAAATCCTGAAGCAACACTGGGCCTTGGTGGCGAAAATGGCAAACGTATGTTGGCCGACATTATGAAAGACGATGCACTAATGGCTGAGATCGATGATCGTGCTGAGCAAAATCAAGGCAGCGCAGAATCATTATGGGATGTAGTTAGAGAATATTTACAATTTAAATCGCCTGAAATGTTGAAAGACAACGGTGGTGAAATTGATTTCAATCCAGAACCTGCAACAGCACCAGCAGTAGAACCTGCAACAGCACCAGCAGTAGAACCAGCAGCCGAACCTGCACCAGCAGTGGCGCCTGCTGAACCAGTTCCACAGCAAGAAGGATGGCAAAGTGGATTGGAACAACGACTTGGAAAAATTAAATCGTTGGCAGAACAAAGCGGTAGAGATTTTGATTCTATCAATTTAAACATTAATGGCAAGAGTTACAGTTTATCCGAAGCACTATCGGCATTTAATTTATTAGAATCTGATGAATCAGATAATGGATGGTATGTAGTGTACGATGGGCAAGAAGATCGAAGAAAACCATATCAGGGTCCTTTTAATAGTCCAGACGAAGCACAGGCGTGGATTAATACTGAAGGTGACGAACGTCGTGGGTTCTACCCAGAAGACTACTCCGTATATGAATATCCTGTTGATCAAATTGGACAACTTGAAGACGGCGAGCCAGTAATGTCCGATGATGACAATTCTCCTCCTTTCGATCCTGATCCAAAATCAAACTTCAAGAAACCCAACAATCCAAACCGTACAGGTCAAGATAGTGCTAGAGCATTAGCACAAAGAGGACAAGCACAGGCTGAAAAGAAATCATTGGCTAAAGAAATTCAAGAAATGGTAAAGAGTTTTACAAATCTTGTTCCTGAAAGAATGGACCAAGGACCTTTCCCATTAGGTGAAGAAGGTGTTGTTACTAAAGTAACCAAGGACATGTGTGAAAAGTTCGGCAAGGAAGATGACGAGCGATTCAAGATGGCTGTTGAAACTTATTGCAGAGAAACAGTGGGTAAATTAAGTTCTGTTTATGAAACATCAAGAATGAAAAAATTAGCCGGCATGGATAGTGGAATTGACGAATCTTCGCAAGTCCCTTATCAGGTTAAGATGGGACCAACACCTATGGCAATCACAAGCCCAAGGCCAACTGCTATCGTAGCAAGTAAGAAGTGGACAGCAATTACTCCTGATATTGAAGCCAAAGCAACTGCACAAGGTTTCCGTAAGGTCATGCTTAAAGTTAACGGACAACTAGTTCCAGGCTTAGAGGGCGGCGACCAAGTATTGGGTAGCAAGATTATTGTTGCTCCGAGCGACTTTGAAAACATGACAAGAACTGATGGCCTTAGTGCAAGAAGACCGATGGGCGTACAAAGTGCTGAGAAAACTGGTATTGGTGCACCTCCTAGCGGTTTTACCAAAGAAGAAGGACTCAGTGCAATTAAAAAATTGGCTGGACTACAATAATCACAATTTAGGCAAGATTGCTCTTGCAAACATAAATAAAAACGTATACAATAACATGTATGCGTTTTTTGTTTTAAGATAGGCTTAAAACAGATAAAGGCAAAATTAAATTACTCAAGGCTAATAAAGGAAAATATTATGGCAACTCTAGCAGAAATTCGCGCAAAATTAAAAGAATCCGAAACCCGTAGCAACGGAGAAGGAAATAAATCCAGTGGTGATAATTCAATTTATCCCTTTTGGAATCTCAAAGAAGGATCTGAATCAGTAGTTCGATTCCTTCCAGATGGCAATCCCGACAATACATTTTTCTGGGTCGAACGTGCAATGATCAAATTGCCATTCGCCGGTGTAACGGGATCTACTGACAGTCGACCAGTGACAGTAAATGTTCCATGTATGGAAATGTATGGTGATGCTTGTCCAATTCTTTCAGAAGTTCGTCCTTGGTTTAAAGACCCAAGTCTAGAAGCACAAGGCCGCAAATATTGGAAGAAGCGTTCGTACATCTTTCAAGGTTTTGTAGTAGAAGATGGTCTTAAAGAAGACAATCATCCTGAAAATCCAATTCGTAGATTTATCATTGGCCCTCAAATCTTTCAATTGATTCGTGGTGCATTGATGGATCCTGAAATGGAAGATCTGCCTACAGATATCTTACACGGAGTTGATTTCAAACTGATTAAAACTTCAAAAGGTGGTTATGCTGATTACTCTACTTCAAAGTGGAGCCGTCGTGAACGCCCACTAAATGACACGGAGCAAGAAGCAGTTAAGTCGTTGGGATTGTTTAATCTCAAAGATTACTTGCCCAAGAAGCCCGGTGATGTTGAACTGAAAGTAATCAAAGAGATGTTTGAGGCTTCGGTAAACGGCGAACCATTCGACATGGAACGCTGGGGTCAATATTTCAAACCAGCAGGTATGAGCCAGAACACTGGCGATCCTAATACTGTGCGCAAAGCCGCAGTGCTGGATGATGAATATGACTCTGAGCCAGCAACTGTTAAAACCAGTGCGCCTGTGCAAGAAGCCAAACCTTCAGGTGATGGCTCATCTAAGGCCAATGACATTTTGGCTATGATTCGCAATCGCAAGCAAAACGCTTGATTTAACAAGGGGCATCACGCCCCTTGTTGTTTAACTCACAAGGAAAAAATATGGCAACCAAAGCCTTCGATTTATCAAAATTTCGTAAAACCCTAACCAAGAGCATTGATGGCTTAGGTGTTGGCTTCAACGATCCTACAGATTGGATCTCAACAGGCAACTATGCTCTAAATTATTTAATTAGCAGTGATTTTAACAAAGGCGTACCACTAGGTAAAGTCACAGTATTGGCTGGTGAGTCTGGTGCAGGTAAATCATATATCTGTTCAGGTAACCTTATCAAGGCTGCACAACAACAAGGTATCTATGTTGTGTTAGTCGACAGTGAAAATGCTCTTGATGAAAAATGGTTACACGCATTAGGTGTTGATACTAGCGAAGATAAGTTATTAAAACTTAACATGGCTATGATTGACGACGTGGCAAAGACTATCAGTGAGTTCATGAAAGAATACAAGACAATGGATGAAGCAACTCGTCCTAAGGTATTGTTTGTCATTGACTCATTAGGTATGTTGTTGACTCCGACTGACGTTAATCAGTTTGAAGCAGGCGAAATGAAAGGTGACATGGGCCGTAAGCCTAAGGCACTTACAAGTCTTGTTCGTAATTGTGTAAACATGTTTGGTAGTTATAATGTTGGATTAGTTTGTACTAACCACACATACGCAAGTCAAGACATGTTCGATCCAGATGACAAAATCTCCGGTGGTCAAGGTTTCATCTATGCGTCTAGTATTGTTATTGCTATGCGTAAATTGAAATTGAAAACAGATGCAGATGGTAATAAGACTACAACTGTTAACGGTATTCGTGCAGCCTGTAAGATTATGAAAACTCGTTATGCAAAACCATTTGAATCAGTTCAAGTTGAGATTCCCTATGCAACAGGCATGAGTCCATACAGTGGTCTTACTGACCTGTGTGAGGCAAAAGGTTTTCTTACAAAAGATGGCAACAGACTTAAATACGTTTCAACGGATGGTACAGAAATTAAAATGTATCGTAAGGAATGGGAACGCAATGAAGAAGGATGTCTTGACCGAGTCATGACAGAATTCAATGACGTTCGTTCAGTTCCAACAGTATCATTAAACGTTGACGAAGAAACTGGAGAAATTATTGAACATGAATGACAATCAAATTGCAGATGTGTGGCTTTTGTTTAAAGAATATATTGATAAAAAAATCTTAGATACTGTGGCTGATCGATATGTTGAATTGTTAGCCGACTACGGTGTAAACGATGCAACATTAGAAATGGCCACAGGGCATGATGAAATCCTGGATAAATCTATCGAATATTATCTTGAAGAAACTTCTGATGAAGAAGAAGGATTCGAGGAAGACAATTGGGATGCAGATTCAGAATCAGATGAAGAATAATTTATGAGTTGGTATTCTAAGATCAGTAAAGATATTTCTTGCATCCCTGATGCAGTGGACTACTATGAAACAGA